GGCTACCTGAAATTTTATATTTCTAATTGTGTAATACATGCATGCTTAATACATATAAAATGAATATACTAAAGTTCATATAATGTGCGGTTTTGGTAGTTTAGACATTTGCTAAGCAGGGGCTTTGCCCCTTGCATCCCCATCCTGCGGAGCGGTTGGGCGTTCCCCTTGGGCGCGCGTGAGGCGTTCTCTTCTGCGATTCTTTCAGGCGATTGTTTACACCTGAAAAATCTACGAAAACCGAACGCTTTTCACTTTTTGCGCTTGGGCGGGTCGGGCTAAAATTCTGTAAGCCGTTCATGTATTCAGGCAACACAACAGAGCCTAGGTCTCTGCCCATGCGGGTTAATATCCCTAACGCTTCTAATCCCACCCAACCACCCACAAGGGGCGTTCCCCTTGTATCCCCTAGGGTGTATTGTGTGGCGCGTTGCGCCCCTCAATACGTGCCTTCGGCACAACAGACTACCTGAAAACCTGCTACAGCATGGGGGACTAGTCCCCCAAACCCCCAAGTCTCACTTGCGACGCCGCGCGGGGAAGGTTGCCGCTTCGCTTTAACACTTCCCCTTGGGCTAGAGTGTTCTACTGGGTAGCATTGTAAAGGGGGTATTCATAAAGGCTGCGCCTTTACAAAGCTTCCCCCTTGACAATGCGGCTGACGATGTGGATTTTTACTGTGCCATGTTTGGCAATTCGGAGTATGAAAGATTAGGCTTTTGACTGCTGTCTAAAGCCAGAACTTGAGGTTCAGGCGATGGGGCGGAAATGGCCATTTCCGCCCGTTCCGTTTCTATCTTGCGATAAGGGTCAAACGGGCGCTGTTTGACGATGGCGCGACATTCTGCCGTACTGATATTAGGCAATATGGTGGCTTGCTGGCTGTAGCAGTTACAGCTATCAGCCGAAGCCACACAGGCAACACGGCGGGGAAAATCGGCTACTTGTCGCAAGCTGTCGTAAATAGGGGCGGTTTCCTGAAGGTTGGCAATCCGCGGGCGGTAATCTTCGACTTTTGCACCAACGGGTACAGAAGCAGCCATGGGCGGAGCGGCTGGGTAGTTATCCGCCGCCTGTTGCTGTGCCGGCGCCGAGGTTTCGGCGATCGCCACAGCAGCGGGCTGTTCTTCTGCCCCGACATAGCGTTTAAACCGACCGGAAGAGTAGTAAAAAAACAGTGGGGCGCACACCAAAAGCAAACCCATACCGTAAAAAACGGGATGCAGTTTCTTTTTAAATTTGATGTGAACGCTGGCGGATTTGTAGTATTTAAACGCGCGTTTGTCGGGCTTGTAAAAATCGGAGGTGACACCCTTGGCAGCGCAGGCAGAAGCCAGATTGGTTTCGCAGCGGTAGAACTCATACAGTTTGGTCCCCACCTGTTTGCGTTCTAAATGCCAATGCTTGCCCACCAGATTGCGTAGGTAACTATCCAGCATGGTAGGGTGCTGTGTCATTAAAATCAGGGTAAAGCCATCATGCCGCAATTCTTTCAGCGTTTTAACGTAGGGCGGCACTTCCTTGGCAGAAGCGCGAGTGGGATAGGCGTAGTCTGCTTCATCAACAATGACAACCGAGCCTTGCGGAACAAGTTCATTCAGCGGGGCCGACTGAATTTGTTCCTCGGTCAGACGATGCGCCTTAAGAGCCTTTTCATCAAGTCCGTCAATATGACAAAAATAAAGCGGCCTATCCACCACTTCGCCGTCTTCGGTCTCATACTTAAAAAGCCCTTCCCTGTTGTTGATGATTGATGATACTGCAAACGCGGTTTTGCCCGTGCCGGGCGTTCCGGTAATCAGGTAAATCATGAGAACACCCCGAAAGTTAGGCGATTAATCATATTCTTGGTAACGATAAACGTTGCCGCGCCGATTAGATAGCCTAAACCATCGGGAATGCCTGATTTAGCCACCAGCAAGAACATATCGGCAGGAATACTGTTTAAAAAGCCGCTAACGCCATTTTTAACGTAATCCAAACCCTGTTCATAACTGGTAAAAGAGACGAAAGAAACGCCAAAAGCAGCCATTAGCTTGCCTATGGCATTCTGAAAAATCTTATTAATAAAATTGGTTAAAGTTTCCATCATTTAGCCCTTATTGATTTCACTACCAACATACCAGCAATAAACATAAAAACCGCTTTAATCACTGGAGATAACATATCTAAAAAACCGCACAGTTTGGCATAGCTGAAAGTGATGGTTCGGCCCAAAACGTGCATACTTTTATCTTGTGGGCATTGGTTGGGATTGCGTAGGAAAAAATCCCCTTTCCAGCCCATGCCATCCCGAGATTTGGGAACGCGAACATCTCCAAGCTGACCGCTGCCCGCGCCACCTTTAAACATGCCTTTGCCTTCGGCATCACCCGAGCCTTCGCCCTTGCCGCTGCCTTCGCCTTTGCTGCCTTTGCCTTCGGCATCGCCAGAGCCTTCGCCCTTACCGTTGCCTTCGCCTTTACTGCCTTTGCCGTTGCCCTCTGAAGAGCTGTCGCCCTGACCTTCGCCCTTGGGCTGTTTGCCTTCATCATGCTTTGGCTGTTTGCCATCATTCGGAGCAGGCTGCTTAGGTTCATTCTGTTTTGGCTGTTTTGGTTCTTTCGGCTGCTCCCGTTTCTGGCAATCAATCTCCTGTTTCAGTCTAGGAGAATTGCCACAGGTATAACCATTAGGTAAATGCGGGTTCAAAATCGTATAACGCCAGCCCATGCTACGGCATACCCCACCTTCTATCGATTCGATATAGCACTTGCCGCCGGTAGGTGGTTGTTTTGGTGTTTTACCTTCTTCAGGCGGTTTATCATTCTTTGGCTGTTTCGGCTCATCATTCTGTTTTTCGCAAGGTGCAACATCGTCATTCTTAAAACAAGCACGACCATTCTCATCTTTGTATTTATCTGGTAATTCGCAATCTCGAGCACCACCAGCGAAATACTGATAAAACTGACATTGTTTATTATCCCCATCTTCTGAACAAGTAAACGAAATTTTTCCTTCTTCACAAACAGGTAAAGCGAAAGAAAAAGCGGGCATAAAGCATAAAGCCAGCCCGATTAAAAAACGTTTCATGATAGCCCCTAGTAACGAAACAAAATCAAGCCGACAAAGACCATGACAAAAACACCCAATGCAAAATATTGGTCAATCATCTTAAAATTCGCCTGATAATGACGACACCCCAAGCAAACGCTAGGGGAATCATTAGATACAGTCCAAGCTGCACGCCATCCCTGAAATTCTGTGCAGGGTCGCAAGAAGGCAGGGCGGCTTGCAGCTTGGTACCTTGGAAATACCAGCCATCCGCTTGGCGGGTAGGCTGATATAGGGCTTTGCCGTCCACATAAGGGACGACCTTTGAATAGTAGACGTCTTCCGCTTGCTGACGTGTGTCATAGCAAAGATTGCCGACGGCATAGCCCATACCGCACCCCTTAGCGCAAAATCTTCACAATCAGGGTGATGGCAAACAAGCCAGCGATGGCGATTACTACATAACCGCCAACGGTCAGCGCATCTGCGCCCGCCGCTTCAATGCCTTCTTTCACGCCTTGCGGTACTGCCGCATAGGCTTGGCTGCCCAATGCAGCCATAGAAGTGCCGAAAAGTGCCAATTTGGAGTTTCTAGATTTGAACATGGTAAGTCCTTTATGGATGTTTCGCGTTCGCATTGCGTGTACGCTATACCGCTTCCACGCATTGCGTTCGCGTGCCCCTTACGGGGCAGGCTGCGCCGCTGGAAAGCAGGGATTTAGTCGGCGGCGTTACGACTAAATACGGGAAATGGTGGGAGTGTTTACAGGGCTAGAAGGCACACCCCCGAAGCCTTAGGAACGCCTACACGTTTCATCTTGGTAAAAAACATAATCTTTGTATGCCCCCACTTCGACCATAATCTTTACCAGCTGATCGCGTTTGTACATGCTGTACAACGCGGGATTCTTGGTGCGGACAGAAAGCACTTGCGTGCCGCCTTCTTCGCCGCGAATCAACAAGCCGACATGGTCGCTTACTGTTTCGGTGCCATCATCACGGCGGCGGCGTTTTTGGAAAACGCGGTCAAACAAACCAACAACATAAAATCCTTGCTTCATTTCAGACATAAAAGCCCCTTTCTATGCAGCCAGTGGCTGCGAAGTTTGCAGAAAATCGCCAAATGCCAAGATTTGGCGGCGGTTGAGGAATGCCCATTTACTGCCGATGGCATCCCGTAAAAAATCGTCATAATCGTCAGCATCCATGCGGTGGGGCAGAATGCGCCCACGCTGTAAGCTGGACTGTTTCAAATAATCTTTAAACGCCAAAAACCATTGCTTGAGACATTCGCGCCAATGCCGAGAACCAGCGGAGACAAAGGAAAAACAGCTATTCGCTCTTTTCCATTGCTGCTTCTTGTCCATGGAACAGCGAACCAAGCGAAAACCCTTGTGTTCAGGCTTGCGAGCCGCCAATGATTTGCCTACATACTTCGCCACATAGGCAGCTATGCCCTTCGCCCCGCCTTTGATGGGTACGACCTGAAAACGACCGAAGCCGTAAGCGGGCAAACGTTCACGCCACAGCTTCCACAAAGCGCGAAGCTGCGAGCCGGCGCTTGAGTAATCGCCGTTTGCCACCGCCTGAAAATCAAAGCCCGTACGGCAGTCAAAGCCCAAATTAACGACAAAGTGAAAATGAATGCGCCCCGATTTGTGCAACTCGAACACGCCCACATAGCCGTTAGTCTGATGCCGTAGGAAATTGGTATTTAAGCTGTTGAAACGGCGCGATGCTTCGCGCGGGTCGGTGACATGGTCGGGGAATGTCAGGGTAACGAAAGCGCAGTTGTCGATGCCATAGGCATCAATCAAACCATGTATGTTCATTTCCAACGCAGCAGCAGACTTTCTGCCGCTGGTTGAAAATTCCTGCGTTTCTTGGTGTGAAAAATCGCGGAAATAAACGGGGGGAACTTGTTCAGAAATTGAATTGTTACTATTAAGACAAGGAAGGGTCGCTGCGCTTCCTTCGGAAGCTTCGCGCCCCCCTGCCGCGGCTACCGCGCAGGCATCACAAACGCGGCTGTCGGCAGCAAAGTGCATCAAATCGCGATAGGTATCGCATTCGATGCAGCGGCGGCGATTCAGCATATAACTGCCGTTGGCACTTATACGCTGAACCTTGCCTGTTTGGCGGTAGAGCGGGGCGGTCATGGCAGCAACCCCGTTTCAATAAAACGCTGCCCTTCGAGATGGGCGCAGCAATAGCCGTAATCGCGCCCGATGGTTTCGCCATCTAGCCCGATTATCGGCTGTTGCAATAGGTAGGACAGGAATACGCTGCCGCCGACAGGAACGCCTGTGTCGTAGCAGACTAAATGCCATTCGTCGCCGTAGAGACAAACGGAAACGGAGCGGTCAGCCTTAGCCATTGCCGCCCCCGATAAAGTTGTGTCCCATCATGCAGGCTTGTTCAAAGCCTACGTCGAAGGTTGCGCCTTTGTGATTAACCCATTCGGAAGGGAAGAAGGTTGAAAAGCAAACCTTACCGTCTTCTTTGAAGACAACCTCGTAGCCCTCGATGTCATCGAGTGCTACGGGGAAGAGGTGGGAATCGGTGCGTTTGCGGGTGGTATTGCTGATTTCGAAAGTTCGGAGAGTGGGAGAGGAGGAAGTCATTTGATAGCCCTTATGTAATTACCTAATTACCTAATTTCTACCAAACATACAATAATCGCCTAAAAATGTAAATAGGTAATTAAATATTTACCTAAACAGGTTTATATTTCATTACCTAAAAACCACAGAAGGCAGATAAAAATGGCACGAGTTGGCACTACCAGCTACAACATCAAAATTGATAAGAAACTGAAAATAGAGAGATTAGCGATGGAAGCTAGCCTAAAAGTAGGCAGAACCATCAAATGGACGGAACTCATGGACATTCTTGTTACCGAATTCGGCAAAGATGCCCAAGAGATGCTCATTCATCGGGAGCAGGAGAAAAATGCGTAATCCAACGCTCATACTGTTAGCCTTGGCTATGCTGGCCGCAGGCTGCACCCAGCAGGAAGCGCAGAACGCCTACCGCCAAAGCGCCCAATCCGTGACCGAAGGCATTCAGGAATTCACGTTCAGCGGCAAAAGCCGCGAAGCAGAGCCGATAGGTTCGATTCAGGCTGAATACCCTGAATCGGCACGCTATCAGGGGCAGGAAGGTACAGTTTGGCTGGTAGTGAAAACCAATGTGCTCACCGGACCACCGCAAGAAGTGAAGCTGGGCAGGACGAGCGGTTTCAAATCATTAGATGATGCGGCGATTGCGGCGGCCAAGCGCCACCGCTTCCGCCCGGCACTGTCGGCAGCAGGAATGATGATTGAATCCGAAATCGACGTGCCCGTAGATTTCTACCTGAAACGTTAGGCTACCTGAAAACTCTTTCAGGTAGCCTTTTTAACTACTGCGCATTTGCTCACTCTTACGCATCCGCGCATTAAACGTCATAATAACAAACTATTATTTCATAATACTTTGTTATTATTATGTTTAATGCTTCGCAGTGGCTGGACTTGTACAAGTTCCATGCCTGTATCTATTCGGACTATCAACTAGCCAAACGCTGGAATGTGGCGCCGTCCTATATTTGCCAATATAGAACGGCGCGGCTGCGACTGCCTTTGGCTTGCATCTTGGAAATCGCGGAAACGGTCGGCGTTGAACCCTTGGAAGTCATTGCTTCGCTGGAGTATCCGCGAGCAAAGGAAAATCACCAGGCACGAATTAAGCGGGCTTATTTCGATGCCTTGCTAAAAACCATTGTAGACAGAATGGGCGCAAATAATCCTGGCGGATATGTGCGCTATCAACGTTAGTTCGCATAATGTATATTATGTGAAATTAAGAGTAATGTCAGATAGCAAACGCCATCTGTCTAATTCGCATATTATAGCTTTTACTACTTATGCCAATATCTTTAACTGTGGAAATCAACAGCCGGGAAATCCGCTTTGTTCATGATAATGACGGATAGCTGCCTAAGAATCATTCAAGTAAAAACAAAAACTGTCCGCCGTAGGATATAGTGTAAACAACGCGACGATTTCCTACACCTTATCCCCACAACGTCGCGCAAAATCCTGCAAACCCGCTGCACCATGCAGCCCGTTTTGCTATACTGCGCTCCGTTTACGTTTACTGACTCCAAGGAAAACCTATGAACCGCTCCCACACATCCCTCCTCCTGCTTGCCCTTTCAGGTAGCCTCTTGTTAGCCGGCTGCAACCAACAGGCCGAAACCTCCGTAGTTGCCCCCAGCGCCAGCGAAGTGGCTGCTGCGTCCGCAACCGCTGCCGCATCTGCCGCCGCACAAAATCCCAGCCAAACCTTGGCTACCGAAGACGGTATCATTAGCCTCACTGTAAACGGCCGTTTTGAAGACAAATTGGCTGAAGCCGCCCAATATGTCGACGGCGCCGACAGCAATAAAATCAGCCTACTACAATACGATGCTGACCAAGACATCGCCATCACCATCAGCAACTTCGGTGCCCCCAAACAGCCAGCCGAAGCCTACTTCGCCAAACTGAGCGAAAGCCTGAAAGCCGACCAAGGCCTGCAAGACACCGCCGTGGACACCCCGGCCGACCAGCGCATGGGCTACCGCTTCAGCCATGGCCAAGACGATAACGTGCTCAACGAAAGCTGCGTAGCCGTGTATGCCCAAAACCTCTATACCGTCTGCGCTACCAGCGGCACCGCCTCCCTCCCCGAGCTGGATGCCCTGCTGAAAAACCTCACCGTGAAACAATAAGCCATGCCCAATCCGCCAACCTGCTCAAGTTTGGCGGATTTTGTTTCCCTCTGTATGGCAAGTTTTCAGGTAGCCTCTTCATTCCACAAACTGCGCTATACTGCCTTACCTGTTTTCTTTCCCCACCATGCTCACCGACACCCACTGCCACCTTGCCGACTCCGCGCTTGCCCGCCGGCTACCTGAAATCACTACTGCAGCCCATGCCGCAGGAGTGCAGCGTTTTATTGTGCCGTCGGTTACCGAAGCGGATTTCGATGCCATTTGTCGGCTGCATGCACCGTCCAAATATTATGGCACGCTTGGCCTGCACCCGTGGTTTGCCGAAAGCTTCCAGCCCAGCTTAATCAATCGCATCGCCGAACGCCTGCAAGCACAACCAAGGCTGATGGTGGGCGAAATCGGGCTGGATTATTATGGCGATCGCAAGCACACCCGAGCCGCACAAACCACTGCCCTGCTCGCCCAGCTCAACGTGGCGCAGCAATTCGGCTGCCCCGTGCTGCTGCATCATGTGCGTGCCGCTGCCGATGTGGTTGCCGCGCTCAAGCACAGCGGTTTCCGCAGCGGCGGCATTGCCCATGCGTTTTCAGGTAGCCTCGAAGAAGCACATGCCTTTATCCGCTGCGGCCTGCTTATCGGCATCGGCACGCTGGTGCTCAACCCGAATGCCCGCAAAGTGCGCACTGCCGCCGCTGCGCTACCGCTGGAACACTTGGTGCTGGAAACCGACAGCCCGTTTATGCCGATAGCCGGTATGGGAGAAAACACGCCCGCCAATGTGCGGCAGGTGGCAGAAACTGTAGCGGCCTTGCGCGGCATCAGCATGCAGGAAGTAGCTGCAGCCACCGAGCAAAACGTGGATAGGCTGCTGTCTTTCCCTTAAGTTGATGCGGTGGCGCTCTCAAGCATCCATACAGGGAAGTTTATTTGCATAATTGTTTGGCGGCAGTCAATGGCTATACTGAGCAAACAACGCTGTGTCCCATTGTTGGAAACAGCGTTGTTTGCCTGGTTGCTCAAGATCAGCCAATGAAAAGGCTACCTGAAATT